TGAAGTTCCCCAATACTTTACGGCTAAAGAAGCCAAAGACGCAGTGAGAGCACAGGCAGAAGCATCTCTGAGGGCCCGTAAAGCGCGTCTGGCATAGGGAAAAGTGGGCGGAGTTCCTCCAGTGGCGTCCCAATCCCGTCCCGCCCCTGGGCAAGCGTCAGTGGAAGAAAAAGTAGCAGAGAGTTTGAGGGAACAAACAGCAGACGCAATAGCAGCATCAGATCAACCAGAAGAAGTAGAATTAACACCGTCCCCTTCACTTGATGCCGTTTATGCGGTTTTATTGGAAGAAGGAGCATCTCAAGAACAAATTGAAGAAGAACTAGAGAAAGCAGCAATCGAGCGAGCCAAAACACTACTCTCAGGAGCAAAACTTTCATCATCGAGATTAAAGAGGGGTATTCTGGATTGGCCGGACGTGGGAGACACAAAGCGAATGTCGGAGTTACTAGGTGAATTGACAAGCTATATCAGTAGTTATTTAACGAGAAGGTCGCGTGGAACATTTACCGATACCATGTTTGACACTCCCTTTGGTAAGAAAGCGGTTAGGTTGTATGGAATTGCCACAGTATTAAGAGAACTCTCAAATCTCCGTAAATTGGATCAGCGTTTTGAAACCACTTTGAGGGGTGTAGCCAATGATTTCTTTTCGATTTTTAGTGATGATAAGGATACAGAACTTCTTCTACAAAAGATGGATGAAAACATTACTGGAAGAGCATTATATGGGAGATTAAAAGCTAGAATTGATCGAGACAATAGATGAATTAATTTTGCAACAAAAAAATATCGATCTCCTATATAGGCTGAATTATTTCGCCCTCTAATGCTCTCATTTAAGAAGTCCCCAAGCACCACGCCCGTTGCACAAATTGTCGATCCAGATGGTGGCTACAATGATGGGAAAACGCTATTTATTGATAGTTCCAAAATTGATGCTCCCGCGTTTAAGAAATCCATCGAGCTTCAGGATACTGAGGAATTTCAGATTTATCCAACGGCAAAGCCCGAAAGAGTAATGATCAGTGGCATGAATGGTGCCGGAAAGTCTTGGCAAGCTGGGAAATACTGTGAGTCCTACAACAAAGCAAACCCGAAGAATAGAATCATAATGTTCAGCCCACACGAGCGCGATGAAGCGTATTCAAAAGTTGCTAACCTTATCATTATGGATCTAACAGACGACTCGCTTTTTGATGAACCCATGGATATCACTATGCTTAAGAACTGCCTTGTTATTTTCGATGACTGTGATAATCACCAAAATTTGAAGGCAAAGAAGTGGTTGGACGCAATGGAAAAGGATCTAATCATGAATGGTCGCAAGTATGGCATTTATGTTCTCTCGATTACGCATATGATGATGAATGGTGCTAGTACTCGCCATAAGATTGCTGAAGCGAATAGGACAATTTTCTTTCCACATTCTGGCTCTTCTTACCATATTGTGCGTTATTTGACGGTCTATGCGGGTCTCTCGAAAGAGCAAATCTCCACTATCATGGCGTTGAAATCTCGGTGGGTCTGTATTAGTGCTAGCTATCCACAATATGTCCTCTTTGATACGGGGTGCTATGTATTGAAATGAAAACGAAAACTTCTTAAGAAATCTTTTTTTTCCTCTCATATAGCTCAGCATGAACGGAAATGAACGTGAGGCACTCGGTTATGCGCTCTCGGATCAGGACATTATGCGATTGAATCCACATACAAAATTACTGCTTTATGAGGACGTCAAGAGATATCCAAGCATCGATCACTTGCTTCACCCTTTCGATTCCGTGATTATCCTCTATGAGTGGGAGAGAACCCGTGATGCGTCAATTGGCCACTACATTACTGTGAATAGAGTGAATGATGGCATTATTGAGCACTTCGATTCGTATGGGATTAAGCCTGACAAAGAGTTGGACCAGCTAAAGGATTCCTCGCCAGCATTCCGCAAAATGACAGGACAAGACCAAAAGTATCTCTTGAATCTTTACGCAAAAGCTCGTTCCCCAATTGCTTACAATCAGTACAAGTTGCAGAGCCTCGATGATGGTGTGGCTACGTGCGGTCGTTATGCTGTTCTCCGTTCGCGCTACAAACATATGCCGCTGGATGAGTTCGCAAGGATCTTTACGGGAAAGAGAGAGACACCCGACCAGATAGCAGTGAAGATGACAGAGCCTTTATTTTATCGCCAATAAAAGTATGTCTGTGAGAGTATACTCAAGTAGTTTCCATTTGTCAATTCCAAAAAATGTTTCACGGAGCGAGACCATGTCAGGATGACGAACACATTTATTACAATGCTAAGCTTTTCAACAATACGGGGCAACCCATCTTAGCGCAAATCAATGACACGCGTTCTTCGGCTATTCTCCAGAGGGCTTGTGATTATCGCTGTAGCATCATTCGCTTCTCGGTCAACGGTTCTTTGCTCCCCCTCTTGGTTCCAAGAATGATTTCGTTTGCGCCACCTACTACGGCTTACTCACTTACGCTTTCCATTGGGGCTTCTTCATTTGCTGCGCCAGTCCTATTCACGGCACCCCAGAATAACCAGATCCGATTCGCATACTACTACTTTAATGCGTTCTTGGAAGATCTCAATGCGGCTTTCTCTGCGGCTTACGTTGGACTCACTGCTCTCGTAGGACCACTTCCAGCTCCACAGGCACCCGTTATGATATGGGACCCACAATCCAAGCTATTCACGATCGCATTCAATGATTCCTATTTGGTACCGCCGATCACGATTTCTATGAACTACGAGCTTTTCAATTTGTTCCAGAGCTTCCAAGCAAGATTCAACGGCTATAACGCTCCATTCGGTAGGGACTACGACTTGATTATTACGCGTGTAAATACGATATCGGCGATCGCTCCTGGTTCTCTCTCGGCATTGGCAAGCGCATTAACTCCACCGATCTTGGAACTACAACAGGAATTCTCTTCGCTTTCGAATTGGAGTCCCGTAGCATCATTCTACTTCACATCGTATCAGATTCCGGTCAAAAATGAGAACCTCCCAACGCTTTCCTCAGTCAATCAGAGCATCAATGTTAGCAACAATTCATTGCCAATTTTGACGGACTTCGAACCTTTACTTGGTAGCGATACGGAATTTAACAGAGGATTCAGTCAGTATTTGCCCAGCGCTCAATATAGATATCTCACATTGGAATCCGATATTAGCTTGAATACGATTGACCTCCAGTGTTTTTGGACTGATAAGGCGGGTGAGAGCTTTCCCTTACTGGTGGACCTTGGCTATTACATGAGCGTAAAGATTTTGTTCGAGAAGATTCGGAGGTAAGTTTAATAGGTCTAATTGACTTTCGAATAATATTAAATTTGTTTTATTTTTTTGTTTCCATTAGTATAACTAACTTGCCACAATGCTGAACTCATCTGAAGACATCAAATTTGTTCGCGTAATTGCTCCCTCGGTGGATATTAATGCATTGGGAAACAAATCCTATGCAGTATTAGATGGACCTAGCGAAAACACGTTTCAACAGCAGATTTCCACTAGTTTCTCCAATAACACCATCAACATTGAGTGTAATCCCCCAAATGGAATGACCTACATCAATCGCTATACTCCCGTGGAAGTTGTCTTTGAGATTACATTTGAGGGTACTAGCGGTGGCGTTGGTGTTCCTCTGCTTCAGGCTCCGTATTTGCGTCATGCTCCTGGTGTTCTCGTTGGTGCTACGGCTGCTGATGCTCCTCGGGCCTATCCGCTCCAGAATGCCACAAATTCTCTGCAACTCAAGATTGGCGACGCTACGATTTCCCAGAACATCAACCAGTTCTATCGCAATTTCAACCATTACCACAATCAGAATGGCAATCGTGCTGGCTATGAGTCTATGACACCCAATCAGTTGGATCCGTCGTGGGACTACAAGAATACCTTCGGAACTGTCCAGAGTCCCTTCAATGGTGCCTATGACGCTTCCGATGGTGTTGAGGTGCCTCGTGGTGGCTTCATTGATTGCCTGGTGGTGCGCAACGATGCTACGGGTACTGCGGCTGATCGGGCTATTGTGCGTATGACTGTCCGTGAACCCATCCTGATCTCCCCATGGTTGGCTGATGGCTCCGATGCTTTCTCCTCGGTGAACTTCATTGGCATTGAGACTTTCTCGCTGATCTTCTCAATCGGAGGTCGTGGTGTGGGTCCTTTGGCTGGTCTCTTTGGGGCTCTCTGGTCGCACGATGCCACTAATAGTCCCTCCACACTCGTAGCTGGATCTGTCAACGTTCTTGGTGCTCAACTCCTCTCCAACTACAAAACTCCTGATCCTACTCAAATGCTCAATAGTGCTGCGGGTTATACGTATTCGTACTTCGAACCCCAACTTTATCCTACAACGGTCCAAACACCAGTCAACCCAGGGCAAACCACAACGGTAGTCATGAATAACATTCAAATTGGAAGTGTGCCGAATTTGTTATATATTAGCGTGGCTGAATCGGATCAATTCTTTGACGCAACCAAAACCGACACATTCTTGGTAATCGAGAACATCAACATCACGTTCGACAACCGCTCTAGTCTCTTGGCTACCATGACTCCTATCGATTTGTGGACTATGTCGCGAACCAATGGCAGCATTCAGACGTGGCGGCAGTTCTCATACGATCAGGGCTCCGTAATTTGCGTGGCTTTCGGTACTGACTTGGCATTGGGTAGTACACTGACTGCGGGGGTCCAGGGCAACTTCTCGCTGAACATGAAAGTGACTTTCCGCAACCAGACTGATAGAGTGATTCCCGCGATTACGTTGGCTGCTACGGTGATCCAGGAGGGCGTGATGACCATTTCCCAGAACAGGGCTTACAGGACATTGGGACCTATCGGGCGTGCTGATGTGCTTGCTTCTAAGACTGGACCCATTGCGCCATACCATCACCCCACTAACTTCTATGGTGGCAATTTCCTCGACAAGCTCAAGAAGTTCTTCGGCAAGTTGGCTCCTGTCCTGAGAACCGGCATTAACGTGGCTAGCAAGGTTGTCCCCATGGTTGCTCCGCAGTATGCTTCGGCTCTCGGCGTTGCTGATCAGGCTCTTCGGTTGACAGGTCATGGTGTTTCGGGCTCAGG